AGCACCTTTGAATTTCAAGAACATAAAATGGTGACAGGAATGCAATCTTACCACCATGAGCTTTTGAGTTTATTAGGCGTACAATATAAAGCGGTTTATTCCTGAATTAGGTGCGGAATGAAGGGTAATGTCATTCCATTGAGCTGTAAACCAACCTTTGACGTTAGACCAAATATTTTTGATTCCCTGCCATCCCATTTGGAAAGCGAATTTTACTAAGACCCAAAGCCGTTTAAAGAAATTACTGATGGGCTTCCAATAGCGATAGATAAGATAAGCGGCCACTGCAATACCAGTGATGATCAATCCGATAGGATTCATTAATAGTGCGCGTCCAATCCATAAAATAGCTCTGCCAGCTACCATCAAGCCCTTATAGAGAGCACTACCAAGGATTCTGCCCAACCAGAGAGCTGCTCCGGCTATTTTCCGCAAGATGTTTGCAATGACACCGAATCTGCCACCACTACCGATAGCCATTCGAAGCAGTAACCACCGTGTGCGTATTAACATTGCGCCTTTCCAGATATCAGTTATAGGGGAAAGCAAAAGATTAAGACCTAATCTGACACCGATTGAAGCTGCTTTGAATGCCAGGAACCCGCCGACCAGCGTGACAACATTACTGATGAGTTCAGGATTAGCAGCCAGCCATTTTCCGGTCTTATCCATCAATGGAATAAAAGTTTCGGCTAACTGTATTAATGCTGGACGCAGCGACTGACCAATGCTAATAGCCGAATCATTAAACTCAATTTGAGTACGCCGCCACTGTGCTTCTAAGGTATCGTTCTGTTTATCAAAATCGGTATCAACAGATTTTTGTGCCGAATCAGTCCCCATGCCTGTTTTGATACGCTGATAATCTCCCCAACGTTGCCGCATGGCCAAGAGATGGTTGACTGTCTGTACGTCGGTGAAAATAGAGGATAGCCCGAAGGATTCCATGAGCATACGCTGTGCATCTTCATCACCTCTGGCTCCCGCTTTTTTCCACTCTTTCATGAGATCAGCGCCTTTACTCTTGATAAAGCGGTCTGCGATCATGATTGAGGCTTCATATTGTGAGTACCCCGAAGAAACATATCTGCTCATTGAGGTTTGATAATCGACGTCAGCTTCAGCGTATCTTTTGGCAATATCACCACGTCCCATTGAAGCTAGCCAGTTCCTCATATTGGTAGCTGCTTCACCTTCCGTTCCTGCGCCTTCACGGCCAACTTCCAAGCTGGCTATAATCTGTGAAACTGCCTCCTGACCATATATTCCCTTACCAGCAAATTGCTGCGCCATTTCTGGAAAGTATTGGGCGAGATCTTTTAATTCAAAACGACCCGATTTAGCACCGAAAACGGCTCGGTTAAAGGCTTCCTTGAGCGCTTGATCGCCTTCAATTTTCAGGGACTCAAAGGACAGAGCCATTTTGGCTAAGTCATTAATATTAGCTTTGGATGCCGTGGCGATGTGGCCCAATAATCTACTCATATCGGTCGATTTCATGGGAGATTTTCCGGCGGCAACCAATGTACCAATACCTTCCAGCAGAGTTTCTTGTAATTGGTTTGTTTGCTTGGCGTTCTGGCGCAAGATGATTCCGATTTTTTGCTCTTCTTTCGGAGACAAATTGCCCGTGACAGCTATATCCCTTAATCCTGATTCAAAAGAGGCATACTTTGTTACGGACTGAACAACGGGAGAGGATATCGTGCGAGTTAATGCATAGGTTTCGGCTCCCTGTGCATATAGCGCCATACGATTCGCTTTGGCTGCATCACTCATACTAGCCGCAGACTGTAAGCGCTGTTGCTGGCGGTTCAACTGTTCCAGTGTTCGACTGATGCGTTGTAGATCCGCATTCAAACGCTGGGCACTACGGGAACCAAGTTGACCGTAACGTTCAACAACACGGTTCAGTGCCTGCTGTCGGTTCTCCAGTTGGCGAGTCGTTTCTCCCAGTGTTCCTAGAGTACGGCGTGTACCAGACATGGCAGAACTGAACGCACTACTAATGGCTCCACCAATAATGACACCAATGGAAAATTCTGTTGACACGAATTAAGCTCTCATTAAATGGGAAATAAAATGAAAAATTCACTTCCAGTATTCCAGACACTATTAATGGCAATATTTGTCTGTATTAATTAACCGTCTTCATTCTCGCGTTTGATTTGAGTGTTGGCCTCATTCAACCAACATTCAAATTCATCCAGCGCCAGATTATCAATCTCGCTCGGCTGGAACCGGAACCATCGTGCCAACATCGCCGATGCTTGCCACACTGTTTTTATTTCCCTGATCCAATCCGATAACTTGCTGAAATCGTTTCTGTAATGCCAGATAATCAGCGACATCCATCTGTTCGATATCTTCTGGTAACAATCCTGTCGAATGTGCTATCAAAATATCATCCCAGTCAGTAGGATTTTCGCTGGCTCGCCGGGCAGCCTTGATATCTTTAACTTTCAAACGTGATAACTGAAGCTCTTCAATGCGAACGCCAGCAGCCGTGGTATAGGGAAATTGAAGATGGTAAGTCGTGGTTGACATGATGATACTCCTCTGTAAGTTTCATTCAGTATCATCCATGTATGGAAACGGAAATATTAAAGGGGATTAAAGAAGAAAGGGGCTGATGCCCCTGTCATTAGTGAGTGCGAAAGCCTCTACAGTTACGGAAAAAGTCTATCAGATATTCTTTCCCTTTCGCTGCACCGATATCGGAAAACCAACCTTCCGGAGGAGTCCACTTATCAATCAAGTCGGCAAGCTTTCTGGCTTTGGAGCGAGTGCAGTCATTATTTAGTTTAACCTCCAATATTGATGCGATAATCGGTCAGTTGATCAATGCCGCCAACACGGAAGATATTGGCCAGATAATCCAGTTCTAATAGCTCCTCACCATCCAGTACCTGCTTAATATAGGTACTGGTAAAGCTACTGGAAAAATCAGCATTTTCATGTTGCTTAAATGTGCCCAGCGGATTCTTCTTAAATAAAATGGTCAGATATGTCACCAATGGCACTTCATCAATGCGCCCCTGTGAACTGAATTTCTGGACGCTGGAACGGCACTGCAATGCCAGAGACTTATAGGGATTGGCAGCAGATAACATGGCGTCACGGTAGAAACTGTTCCACTTGATCTCGCCTTCCAGTTTATCGAAGCCTGCCGGTAGCTCTACTTTGCCGACCATCCCCAGCGCCTTATGCTCCTGCATGGTCATGGAAACGTCTGGCAGTTTCACTTCTTCAGCACGTCCCAACAGGTTATTGCCGTCAATATAAATATTGGCGTTGGTGATGCGGTTAATCTCTATTTTTCCGGCCATTAATTATTTCCCTTTAAATTCAGCAAATATTCAGAGGTAATCTCAGTTTCAAATGTCAGTCGTTCCAGTGGTGGCGGTGGTGTATATTTATAACTGAATAACAGATGACCTGATGCCAGCTCTGTTTCTTCGTTATGGGTCGGATCAAACCAGCATTTGAATCCTAACAAAGCACCATCGGCAATCAATTTACGACCATAGGCATTCACAGATTCTGTCAGGGCATCTATCAGCGCTGCTGTGATCGGCATATCGATATATTGCTGACTGAAGTAACGCAGGGATTCATTAATCACGTCTCCCGTTCTGCGCACGTTCTCGAAGTTACGCATGTGTGTCACAGTTTGCCACGCGGCGGTTTCGCCGTTCCTGTGGTTTTATCAAAAGTAATGCTTTCACTGGCAACATTAGCTTTATGCACCTCAGGATCAAGAACGTTAATGACCAGCACAGTTCCCGCACCATGATCATAAATAGCATCCAGTGCTTGTGGGATGGTAAAACCATTCATTTGAGTACCAAATTGAGCTGCATCTTTTTCTGACAGACAAAGTGTCACTGCATTTACTGGCCCTATCGGTGCAGTACCAATTGCCGACCACGGCGGATTTCACTGTCTTGACAGGACGCAAGCCTTTTTCGACTTCGATAGTTTCGACGCCATGCAAATAATTAGCGGCCATCAGTGACCTCTTCAGACTTTTCTTTTTTCTTCAGGATATTTTTTTGCTGTTCTGACAGTGGATGAAGATATCGCAGCGCGATCAATGTCTTCGCATAATCATGCTGCTCCAGTAAATCAACAGTTTTTCCTGACCAGAGCAAGACTTCGGTGCCATCAGCTAAAGTGACGCCGCCTGCTGGGCCTGTATAGAGGTATTTCATTGTTCAGTTCCCTCCTTTAGGTCTGGCTACTGCGACGTATCCTGACTGATGGATATCTACCGGTAAAACAGGCTAAAATGAATGCACTTTAATTAATGAGCGCTAAATATGTTAAGAGCGACCAAAGTCCGCATCTATCCCACCCCCGAACAGACCGAGTATCTTAACGGCCAGTTCGGCGCGGTCCGTTTTGCGTACAACAAGGCGCTGCACATCAAAAAGCATACTTACAAACATCACGGCGTGAGTTTACATCCGCGCAAAGACCTCAAACCGTTACTGGCGGTCGCGAAGAAATCCCGCAAGTATGCCTGGCTCAAGGCGTATGATTCCATTGCGTTACAGCAGGCAGTGATCAATCTGCATACTGCATTTGATAACTTCTTCAATCCGAAGTTGCGCGCCCAATTTCCCACGTTCAAACGCAAACAGGGCAAGCAATCCAGCTACCACTGTGTTGGGGTGAAGGTGCTGGAGGGTGCTGTCAAGATCCCGAAATTGTCACCGATAAAGGCACGTATACACCGAGAAATTAAAGGGGAAATGAAGAGCATTACGCTCTCTCGCACCGCCACGGGAAAATATTTCGCCGCTATCCTGTGTGACGATGGTAAAAATGCGCCGGAAAAGCCGGACGTTATCACCCGCGTGACCGGGTGCGATATGGGGTTGTCCCACTATCTTATCCCGTCGACCGGAGAGAAAGTCAATAACCCTCGTCACCTTATCAACGCCGCCCGTAACCTGCGCCGAAAGCAGAAATCACTGTCCCGCAAACAACAGGGCAGCGCTAACCGCGGCAAGGCCCGCTTACGTCTGGCGGCCGTCCATGAGCGGGTAGCCCATGCCCGCGCCGATTTTCAACACAAACTCTCTCGAACAATGGTTGACGAAAACCAAGCGGTCATTGTTGAGACGCTGAAATCGGCCAACATGATGAAGAATCACCGCATTGCCCGCGCTATCGGGGATGCGGGCTGGCATGGCTTCATCAAGAAACTGGAATACAAAGCCGCAGCGGCGGGCGTCCATCTGGTCAAACTGGATCAGTGGTTCGCCAGTTCGAAAACCTGCCATTGCTGCGGTCACAAAGAGCCGGAAATGCCGCTGCATAAGCGGATCTGGCAATGCCCTTTCTGTCGAGTCGAACATGACCGCGATATCAATGCGGCGCTTAACATCCAGCGTAAGGGCATACAGGAATTACAGGCGGCGGGACTCGTCGTTTCTGCCCACGGAGGCCAGTGTAAATCCGTCATAAAGACGGTTGCGGCCTGAGAAGTGGGAAGCCTCGCCGTTTTTTACGGCGGGGAGCAGTCACACAGCCATATCAATGATTGCGTTGGTATCTGCTCTTGCAAGTCTTTCAATGAGCAATACATGTCATATGCCACGTAAGATGCGAATGATATTACCTGCCGCTGTGGCATCATCCAGCGCAAACCCGACAGATGTTCTGGCAGCATTTTCAGCCGAACTCAGTGGTACTGCACAGGCATCCTTATCCGACTGTACGACTTGCCCACGGGTTATTGGCCCACCAGCTTCAACAGCAATGATGCCCAAGACATGAACTGGAACGACATCACCAGCCTTTGCATCCACTTCAGCTATACCAAGTGCAACGGCTCCAGCCTGACACGGTGCATTATCAGTACCAACTAAACGATGCTGGATGATGTCCGCACTGGCGATAATTGTTGTCGTCAATACGGATTGTTGTGTTACTGCCATGATGGTGTCTCCCTTACTTCACAATATTGGTAATCAGATAGCCAGCATCACCGCCAACAACCGCAACTTTATAAATATCGGTATAACGGCAGTAATTCACCTTGCCGCCAACACCTTCATATTTATCAGCAACAGGCATCCCTTTGCGCCGAAATGTATAGCCAAAGGAGGGTTCATGTTCATCAGCGCTTTCTGCTCCTGCCTGCGGAGGTGATACGTAATGCAACATCAAATTATCAGCCCAGATATCAACAGGATTTTCTTTAATGCTTGGGGTAGAAACAGGTTCACCAACGACAACGTTCTGGATTTGGAAAAGATCTTTGAGTATTTCTATTGTGATACGCTTACGTTCGTTGGCTCCAATAGCCGCCTGAATTTCAGGGTGGAACTTCAACAATGACATCACGCTAGCACCCATAACCATAAGATTAGGACATACACCGATGGCAGTACGAACGGCGTCAATTCCAGCCTCAATGACTTTGATTGGGTTACCTTTGCCGCCTACCCATCGAGTATCGTTTTTCAGGCTTATCACCGATTTACTGAGATAAACTTTAGGGTCTTGTGCCAATCGTGCAGCATACAGTTCGCGCTTGAGATTCACGCCATTTGTGGAACGGCGGATTGCCTTTGCTTCTTCATTAAATAAAGATTCTGATTTCTCGCGATAATCAACAGGTGCAGCTAGATCATGTTCGTTGAGCACGATATCTAACGAAGAGCTTTTCTCACGGATCAAAACGTTACTGTTGGCACCAACAGCACGCGCAGTGTCATATTCTACAAAGGCACTTTTGCCAAATGTCGGCACACTAGCACCTTCTTTCTCCATTTCGACGACAGGGAAAATATGTTCGCCAATGAATGTCGCATTTTTATAACCACGCGCAACACTGGTTAGTACAGGGTCAACAATACGTTTGCCTTTCAAATAATCAGACATTTATCTCTCCTCAATAGTTACGGTCGCAGTGTTACAGGCAACGGGCAACGGCTGCGTCGTAACTGATACCTTCCTTCTTCGCCAGAGTGACGGCTTTTTGATGCAACGCCAGACGTTCAGGATCTGCATCGGCAAACTCAGCAGTATCTGATGATGTATTCTGGTCAACACGGTCTTTCGTTGCATGTTCGCCAAAGTCAATAACCGGCTGGGCAGAACTCAGCAGATCTTTAAACGCGGTAGCCAGTGGCTTTTTCACATCACCTTCAGCAAACTCGACAGGCGAATCACCCTGAGTCACTGTGTCCAGTAACGCAACTACGATAGGTTGGGCAGCAGGTGTCAGCCTGCCGTCTTTTACCAACTTTTCAGCAAACGCAACATTTTCAGTATGTCGTTCATTCTGTCTACGTTGGACTTCTGCGGCATCACGTGCTGCAAGTTGTTCTTTCAGGCGGGTGTTTTCATCTTCGAGCGCCTTTTTTTCTTCATTTATCACGTTGTTTTCCCCATGTTGATGTGTGTTATTGGGTTCATGAAAGGCAGGATCAGGCTGAGTCGTGCTATAAGCCTCTTCACGTAATGAATCTACCTGCCAAGAAGGAAGCGCTTTGTCTGCTTCGTCCACACCGAATTTACTGATCAAAAATTCTCGCAGACGCCCCCAAAGTGAAGCGTTGGTGATGTCACTCCAATCAGAGAACTCCACGACACCATGCTCTTGCTCGCTGAATTCAACTTGTCTCAGTCCTTTAATGGCGGGTGGCTGCGCACCCAAAAAGCCGACATGACGCAAATAGAGCACGCCGGGTTTAGGGTTGTTTGGGGAATCAGGTAAATAGAAAGAAGCAGAAATTTTTTTATAGCGGCCTGCATCGACCAGTTCAGCGAACTGAACATCAACCTGTTGAGGTTCTGCAATCAAATCATTACCAGAAGACGTCAGCGATTTAACCCAACCATAGGCGGGTAAATTGTCTTTTGGATGCCCAATCACAATCGGTGCTTCATGCAACGATGAGTCATAAGCCTTTGCGCAAGCTTGCAAATCTGCGGGGCTGAACGGCAATTGTTTGCCATTCATATCGGTATGTGTACCGGATTTGAAAATGTGAAGTGACTTCATTTCACTACCTCTATTACGTTGATAGAGACAGTTTCACTACAATCAGAAAAAACTACTTTTAATCTGCTTTAGAAAAGGATTGGGGAAGGAAATAGGAAAGTGGAGAACTGCATGCAATTAGATACCGAAAATTTGAGTCTGTAAACGCTTTATAAAGTTTTTTGCGGATGACAATGGTAAATCACCTGCATAGGGAGGCAAAGTTTAACGATGCGACGCTGATTCAAGATGTCGTTGAATGGTACTTAATACGGCTCTTGTTGCTTCTGGTGATAATTCTCCTTGTTCTGTTACGGGCAGATAAGGCCGGGCTGGTAGCAATAAAGATTGATTGCGGCCAGCTTTACCTCCCAATTGATGAATACGCCCGTAGACCAAGTTTGTACCGACAACTGCCGTGTGGGAATCATATCGGGTACTGACTGAACGCATCAAACGAGCAGTTTTTTGCAGTGTCTGACCACCACGTTCCTTTGCAGCCACAGAGGGTATCCATGCTGGGCGTCCTTCAGCTTCAAAGTTAAAAGAGGTTTCTGCTGACAATGTTCCAGCAATTTTACGCATGGCAAGTGTCAGATCATTAGTAGCCAATTCTAATGCCCGCAGTCCACGTCTTAGGTCTCCATCATTAATGGTGATAGTGATATTACTCATTCTGTCTTCCCAGTTCGCGGCGGGCCAGTCCAGATAGCTCCCCCTGATATCTGGCCAAATCGGGACGATATGCTGCCCCCGGCGAATATGACCAACCTACATCAGTCGCCACTTTTGTTATGCCGGTGTTGAATGTAACAACGGGCTGCATCTCACCTGTTTTTTGTGAAACCAATTTCAACTCCCAGCCCATTGCTTTACCTGAATGCATAACTTTTATCCCTCTGGCACGAACATCATCATGACTGAGGGCAATTACACTGCAACGGCAACGCCAGCCATTAGGAGGGTAGAAGGCTTGCCAAAATGGGTCGTCAGAGCGAAATACCAAACCATGTAATGCGAGATGGCTCTTGCGTGTATGGTTATCGTTGATCCCTGTATACATCCAGTACGGTCTGTCATCAATATTTTCCATTTGTTCGGCCCAACGGCCCGCACTGTACAGCACCGACATGTTGGTACGAAAAATAGTATCAAGGCGCCACGGGCTACCTTGCTGAACAGTGACACGCTCCCCTGTAATGGGGTCATCGGTTTCTTTCGTACCCCACCACCCCTTACGTCTTAATGTTGGCTCCAGCTCCTGACGAAACCAACGATCAGTCTTGCCTTCATCTAGTGCCTGTTGTAGCGCCTGGCGAATATCTTCCAGAATATCCAAACGCGTGACTTTCGCCACCGTGAATGTACGGGCATGAGTCTCTTGCCAAAGTTCTTCCCAATCCCACGTTATCTTGTAGCCCTTAGATTGCAGATAACCAATGGCTCGCTTGGGAGGTAATGTCATGCAATACGCCAGTTCAGGCGTGGTTATGCTCATGCAAGCGCCCCCAGATGTTAGACACAAACAAAACCCGTGCTAGCCGCTCTTGCAAACCCTCTGCGTCCATTTGTGGATAAAGCTCGGCTAACTCTCCTATAAGATCGCTGGGATTAGCACCGTTTTGAACACGATGAAACAAAGGAACCAGCAGAGATTCCAACGATTCATTCAATGATCCTTCATTCATCAAAATATCCAGCGCTTCATCTAAGGTGTCCTGTGCTGCTAAATCTGCGTTAACAGCTTCAGAGAACGCCAGTGGGAGTGGTGGCATAGGCGTGGTTGACAAGGTTGTTTCATCAATATCCCCATCCTGCAATTGATATTCGCGTTTCCAGTATTGCGGAGTAAATCTGACACCAGCCTGACTCAACTTAACGTCACGATTAGCCTGTGTTTCATCAACCGATTGCTGTTCCCAAAGACGATAGACCGGACATTCAACGTTACCGAAGTTCAGTTCTACGACCCAGCGTATAGCCTGATTAATGGCGCTGGTGATAACGTCAACATCAGCATCACGAATATCATCCGTTACCTCCAATCCCGCTTGTGCAGAGGCTTTATTGCTGTTTGCTTCGGTCGTTTGGTTTTGTCCCAGTAACGCAATGGAAATCTCACTGCGAGCGACGGTAATTAAGTTCTGGTAGATATCACTGCTGTCTGATTTACCTGCTGCCTCTTTAATCTCAACGGAGGAATCATCAGGAATGGCGGCAACTGCATCATCAATCATCGCTTCCATCGAATCTAATAACAGATCAATTTCACTTTGTGGAGTACCTCGTGGATGCTTTCCAATTACCCACGGTGAACCATATTTCTCAGCAAAGCGTACCCAAAACTTCATGCCGCCTTTCTTAAAGGTGACGGGCCAGAAGCACATTGATAAATCTGGGAATCCGTAAGGGTTGTCATAAGTGGCGTCTTGACGTGGCATTACAAATTTATAGAGAGGAACCAGTTCCCCCTCAACGCCTGCATCACGAGCACGAAAACGCAGTTGGTTATCACGATCATAGTGGAACCAGTCAGGTGGCTTGCTAACGATATCCGTCACTGACCATGATTGATGCTGACTCCACATCAATTCACAAGGCTGATAACCATACAGAACCGCTTCATGCATTTCGCCAATGATGCGTGACATATCCAAATCCGTGAGCATGTCGCGGATAAAGTTAAAGACTCTCACAGGGGCATTACTGCGTTCTACACCACGTTTTAGTGCTTTCACTCCGGCCTTGCGGCGGCGAATACATCCACCAACCAAAGGATCAGTACGTAATTCACGATAGATACGAATATCCCGTCCTTGAGCTTTGAGAATAGCATCAGGGTTAGGTAGATATGTCCCCAGACTGTAGAAGTCAATGGAACGGTTACGCGATGCAATTTGCTCAGTAAGCGACTGCTTTGATTCGGAAAAGTTAATAAATTCTGTTGGTGAAACCCAGATACCACGAGCCATTAGTATCCCTCCAGCATACGTGCAGACTGACGGCGTCGGCGGGAACTTGTTTTCACCGGACCTTTGTTAATTTCACGGCTGGCGAAGTAGGCTAGGGCAAGGGCTATCGCTGCATCACCGTGGCGCTTGCCGCCGTCCGCTTTTGCTTTTGAGCGCTGATCAGGTACGCGGGGAACACCGTTAATAACCTGTACTGCCCTTAGGTCATTCAAAGTGTCTTCATCCTTTGGCAGCGCCTCCAGATTGCCGTCTTCCAACGCAGCCTTCACCGGAGGCATATTGTCACGGTACCAACCTTCGGTGGGCATGACTTGCTGCACACGGTTGGCACCATATTTTTGCATGGCATATTCGGCCAGATAAGCACCATTACCACGGGCATCAAAGGCTGCACCCAGCAGATTAGGAAGTCCATCCATTAGATACCAAGTGATTTGCTCCTGTTGTTTAAATGGCACGTTGCGCAGCTCCAGCACGAACGGCACTCTGCGTACCAGATTTTTTTGTTGCAGCAATGGATAATCCACAGATAAATCTCCACTGCGGCCAAAATCGCGTCCCAGAAACGAACGAGCATCAGAAGGCAATGCATCCAACCACGGCTTCAGGTTGGCTTTTAGCCACTCTTCGGTATCTGTGCGGCGTATTTCATCGGATTTAAGCTCATATCCTTTCGGACAAGTTAGTCGCAGCACTGGCGTATCGGGAGACATCCGAGATTCAATCAGAGCGCGGGACAACCAGGCTCCGCCACCATTAGCAGGAATACAGTCCAATTCTTCTGATGCCCCAGCTCCGTAGAACTTATACACCGACATCATCCACTGTTGTTCAGCCTCTTGTGACCATTCACGTCCGGTACGTAAGCAGACACGGTGGAATAGTCCTTCAGCCACAGCTTCCTTAAAGGTAATACGGTGGATAACGCCATCTCTACGTCCTGCCCGGATGTCGTTCAGCAACTCATTAAACAAGTTGCTATCCCCGTTATGGGTGGAGATCACTCGCACTTTACCGCCCCAGATAAGCATGGCTAGTGCCGCTTTCAGTAATTCATCGAGCTGTTCATGGAAAGCAGCCTCATCAATGACAATGATCCCCTGACGGCCACGCAAGTTAGACGGACGGCTAGAAAGCGCCACTACACGGAATCCAGAGTCTGGAAATTTGATAGTGAAAGTTTTGATGTGCTTATCATCTTCGTCTTCTTCCCAGAACCCTTCTTCAATTTCACTGGCTGCATAGTTGAAAGCACGAGCCCACATTGCACAGGCTTGAATATATTCAATGGTCATATCTTGGTTATAGGCGATGTAATACACATTCATACCACCCGCAGCGGCAGAAGATGCGGCGATGAGTACATTATCTGACGCTTCAGCCCAAGTAATTCCCGTTCGACGACTCTTCTCATTGACTTTAAAAGGAGATGAGTCGGCCACCCATCGTTGCTGGTATGGCAATAAGACGACAGGTGCTGCTATTGAGGAAGTATCTGGTAGAACAGGTGCAAGCTGACTCATGTAGCAATTCCCAATATTTCCCGACGTAATGCAGCAACTGCTTCGGCAGATAATCCACCTTTGCGTGCAATTTTCTCTGCATTACTTGCGGCAGCTTCAGTCCGTGCCCGGACTTCAGATTGGAATTTTTTCAGATTCACACTAGCGCGAGAGAGTGTAGCTACATTTTTTGCCACCTTTGAAAGCAGTGTAACGCGCTCTTTTGGCGCAACTTCTCCGTCTTCAGCTTCCTGAAGTTGAATAATACTTTCAAAAAGTTCAGTCTGAATTAAAGCAATCACCGCCTCAGAACGTGCATCTTGATCATCCACGGCACCTTCTGTGAGCATCCGTGCTGCTTCTGTTGCCGCCCGTATTGCACCGTATCGCTTTTCTATTTTTTGTCCATAACGGTGAATAGCGGACTTACTGATTACATAACCTTGATCACGCAGCAAGGTTTCAAGTTCCTGGTATCCACTAAACCCTGATTCAGTCAACGCCCGTTCCAACCAGCGCCGAACGTCTTCTGGGAGTTTATCGATTGTGCTTCGACGCGCCATTATTCACTCCAGTACTTTTCAGGACGAGCAATACCAAGGCCGCATTCGACCGTATATTCAACAACATCAACACCAATACGAGTTAAGTCAGCAAACCAACTACCCGATGGCTGTTTATTGAGGTCAATTAATTTACGGTCTGCCAGATAATCCAACTCCTTCCGTAATTCCAATGCAGTGACGTCAGGATAAATCGCGCGAGATATATCCAATAACAGAGTTTCACTGGCGGTATATGGGCGGGTTTTATTCAGTGCGACCAACAGACTCCAGCGCAATGATTCACGACGAACACGAGCAACATCAATCATTTTTACCTCCGGCAATTCGGTGCTGCTGCACCATCTCTAATTTGCTGTAAAGCGCATCCAGCTTGGCTTCAATTACTGTTTGACCACGAATATAATCTTCACGGCGCACGTAATTCAGCGGCAAGTCAGCCTTAAACTGCATAAACTCACGTTCGAGCTGAGACCAATTGTCTACGGAATGTTTAAGCGCTTGCTCTAACGAGGCGTGTCTTTCCTCCTGCCGCTCTTCGGCCTTGCTGAATAACCACTTTGCGATGCCAAAAATGAAACCGAGGAAAGAGAGCAGAAAACCTACGGCAGCCCAAAATTCAATCTGTAATGTCATTGTTGTAATCCTTCGATGTAATCCAGCAAACCATTAACCTGAGCTTTCAATGCAAGACACTGTTCCCCGTTGTCGATGATATTGGCGAGGATATCTCGTTGCGTGATACCGGATGGCCGTAGTTGGGCATCAGAGCTTTCATTTCCACGGGACGTTTCATCAGCGCCGGAGGTAACGGAGGCAGAGCGAGTTTGTGCACTGGACAGGCCGAGGGCGGCGTTGTATTGCTGCACGAAGCCACGAGTAAACACACAATTAACAGGATGAAACTGTTGTTTTTCATCCATCCAACTCTGGGTAACATGGTCAATTTTCCTCTTCAGTTGTTGGTTCTGAGTGCGGAGTTGTTCAATATCGTTGAGATAATTGGCTGCTGCCTGATGCGCTGAGTGGACCTGCATTTGGTAACGTTGTTGCAAGGCATTGAGTGCTGACAGTTCCCGCTCTGTCCATTGCTTTTCCAGCTGAAGAAATTCGGCTTTCTGCTGTGCTAATGCAGTGTTTCCTGTCTCCGTTGCTTTCTGAAAGCCCGTGGTATGACCTCTCCAGTGAGCTAAAGCGAACATGCCGATTAGCGACAAAATCAATAAAACAGGTTTAGCCCACAATTTAATTGGCACAGTTGGTACCTCCCCAAGCCAAATAACGAGGTGCGAGTTCCAGTAATATATGCTTGGAATAATGTCGATTTTCTTTCCATGCTGACGCTCTACGGCCAGCATTCTGAGATTCAACATGACCGAACCAGATCCACGGATTGAGACCAACTGCCTCGGTTTTCTTCTTATCCCGTAGTAACCAGCCTAAGCCTCCGTTATAGGAAGACAGCACCATCGCCATTCTTTGGCACTTATCGGCAGCTTTAATGCGTTGCCATAGCCAATGGTCATAGTGAACCATTGCCTGTATAGACCAGATTGGGTTGAAGGGATCTTTATTGGATAATTCAGGAATACGTTGACTAATCCAATCCGTTGTTATGGGCATAAACTGGGCCATACCCTGAGCACCAACAGGAGAAATAGCTCGTGATTTCCAGTCACTCTCCTGATGCAACTGAGCGGCAAAATCAGCTACAGGTGCATTCAATCCCCAGATCACACGAGAAGCACGTATCAAGTCATTGCGGTATTGCTGCGAACGGTGTGGTGGTTCGTCAGCCAATGCTGAGCTGACCATTCCGCCACACCACAACAGTACAATTCTGATAATCTGCCGCCAATTCATAATCACAACCCTGTAGCTACGCTCAGACAGGTGGCGGCAACAATCAGTGCACGGCGTATCAGAACGGCAGCAAACACCACATGGTAGCCAGTCTGAACGGGATATTTTCCTTCTTTCATGAGTATTTCATCATATTTCAGATACTGACCGGGCCTTGCTTTCGGGAATAAACTGCGGTCTAGCCAGTACCCCAAAACAACAGCCAGAGCAATAAGCGACAATTTGTAGATCACGACAGGGACTTGTTGAGGGGAAACTAAACCGATAGTGATCAGCAATAGAACAGCTGTTAACAACCAGCCACCGAGGCGTAATTTTTTGATAAGTGATACAAACGATTTGAAAGTTTTCACTGAACTGTCTCCGTAGTTGTTGATGGAAACAGTTTTGCCAATTTATCGGGAAAAGGATTTTAAAGGGCGTTAAGAGCGCATCAGAAAAGTAAAAGACAGGATAAGAGCGACCAGCCTAACGCTCGAACACTGGGTAGGCTATCAACTCACAGGTATGTACTGTGAGTCAACCGAGGCTCTTTCCGTTATTGATTATTGATGACCGGAAAAGCCTAACTCATTTTCAGCTAATGGAAAAGGCTTACGGATAATGAAAGAACAATCTTTACCCATCGTTCCGTGGATTGGTGGTAAACGCCGATTAGCAAAACATATTTTACCGTTATTTCCTGAACATACCTGTTACGTCGAACCGTTCTGTGGTGCTGCTGCGCTGTATTTCCTAAAAGTACCGAGCAAATGTGAAGTGATTAATGATATTAATGGTGAGTTGGTGAATCTTTATCGTGTGATAAAACATCACTTAGAAGAGTTTGTCCGGCAATTTAAATGGGCATTGGTCAGCCGCCAAATTTATAAATGGTTGCAGATTACCCCCGAAGAAACGCTAACCGATATTCAGAGAGCAGCGCGTTTCTACTACCTCCAAAAGCAGGCATTTGGCGGTAAGGTAGCAGAACATACTTTCGGTACTTCCACCACCAGCCCACCGCGATTTAATTTGCTCAGAATAGAAGAAGATCTATCAATGGCTCACCTGCGACTGGCAAGAACGATCATTGAAAATATGAACTGGGCACAATGCGTCCAACGGTACGATAGGCCACATACGCTGTTTTACTGTGATCCGCCGTATTGGGGTACAGAGGGATATGGCATAGAGTTTGAGCTTGATAACTATGATCTGTTAGCAGAACTAGCACATACCATCCGAGGGGAAATGGTAATTTCGGTGAACGATATTCCAGAAATGCGTAAGGCATTCAAAGGATTGAAAATGCAAGCAGTCAATATCGGTTACAACTTGAAAGTCACGGGGAAAGTTAAACAGAGTAAAGAGCTGATTATTTGTAATTTCTAATAACCGAGAATGGCAAGGCAATATATTTGCTTTGCCATTTTTTACCTTTAACCTAAGCCAATAGAACGGGATACAAACTGTAAGCCTATTCCGAGAGTTTGGCTCACTAAAGACCTTAACGCTTCTTTACTTTCAGTCTTCAATGTTTCCTTAATGCGATCACCTAATGGGGTTTCTAAGCTATCAGGGATTGCTTTGAGAACTTCTAAACCCTCAGCAGTTAATACGGCTCTATGACAACCTGCTGAGCTCATAGTCCCTGCCAAGTAACCATTTGTCATAAGCCAATCCACTGTATCCAGAAAGAATCTATGATCTTCTACTGTAGTACAAAGTTCGTCAGAGTATATTCCATCAGAATATTGAAGGGGTTCACCGATTACCTCTATAGATAAAAGATCTATCTTTAAAGGAAATGACTCATATAGCTTCCCAAATATAATACCTACAATTTCATTAAACTTTTCTATGTTTGTAGTAGACATAAATATCCTATTTGTTTCTAAATTTTCAATTTCAACGTTCCACTAGGTACATTCTGTTGATCTAAACAAACAGATTGGCAAGCTGATTTAGATATAGATAAAACTGTTTCGTTATCCTCTATATCAAGAAAACAATTATTTCCATTAGCCATATAATCATTGAGAAGTTTGGCATTTTCATCAATATGGAATTTGATAGTTGTGCGTGAAGGATAACTGTTTTCGTAAACTGTGATGTCAGTAAATTGATCAGCATATTTATCCAATCCTGGGCACATTTTCCTAATAGTTGGCAATAACTTTTGGACTAATGGATTATCTGTTTTAACTATAAATTTCAATGTGGAAACAGTAGATGTATCTGCTATTTTTTGTATATCCATTTCACCACAACCAAATATCATAAATACGAAAATTATCGTAACTGAACCATGTAACTTCAACATAGATGTTATCTCCCAAGTGAAATTGATAAATAATGAATCTAAAATTAATGTTTCCGTAATATAGATACTATAATGAAATAACATACCCCCATTCCCAGTGCAGCTCCTGCCTGCCATTCTTCTGGACCAAACGTAAGAAGTAAAAGAAATATGGCTCCTATACAAAAAACAGCAACAACCAATATCAACGCAAATCGTAGATCTATTTCCTGATTTCTACGTTGTTGTTCTGCATCTTCAAACTCAGCTTCACAATGTCGGCAATATTGTCGACCTGGTGTCAAATATCGCTGTTCACAATATGGGCATGGCTCCGGGCCATTATAATTATACTCATGATAATCATTAGCCGCGACCCGATTGTTATCCCCGTTAATTTTCAAATGAGACCTCCATTGCAACTACATTTTTACCACAACTACTTTTTATGCTCGTTATAGTCCCTGCCTGCAATTCGGTTTCCATTACCTGTTATTTTCTGCTTTGTTGAACTAACGTTCGAAAGTCCTGACTGTAAGGCCGCTACTGCAGCAACCTTAAGAGCTAATGGTGCTTGTCTATAGTATTGAACCAACTCAGATTCATCTGGAGATAATACAACATTGGAGGAGGATATGCCTGTAAGAATAAACTGAACATTCGCTCCCGCCAATGCAAATGCAACCCATACATCACCACCAGGAACGGCTACACCACGTTCGTATTTGCTCCACATTTCACGTGACACACCGCACATTTGAGCCGCCTCATCTTGTTTTAAAGACAGGCGTTTTCTTTCTTTTTTTAGACGGGTCGCACAAAGAGAATCAAAGTTCACAAATCCACCATTGACAAAGAGAATTAAAGTTCACATAATTTAGCATATATCAAAACACTATCATTGCACGACTGGAGATAAAACAATGACACCGGAGAAAATTAAACAGCGTTTTCAGCAAGACGGTATCACAGTTACTCAATGGGCAAACGAGAACGGTTATTCGCGCGAAGCTGTATACCGCGTTCTTAATGGTCAATCCAAAGCTAATTACGGAAAAGCCCATGAGATAGCCGTAAAACTTGGCCTAAAAACTCCAAATATTGCCTAACTATTTTATCACTCTATGTAACAGATTATCACATATTGAAAAGGGAGAATGTGACATGCGCAAAATTAACGTTTCCAGTTCTGGTACGCGCATATTACGGGTTCTTAAGGCTCTACGCGGTCATTCCTTGTCTGGGCTGAGTAATGGTGAATTAGCGGAATTACTGGGGGAATCTCCCGCAAATATTAATCGTGCACTAAATACATTAATAGAAGAAGGGCTGGCGCAAAAACTGAGTAGCGGCAGATATGCACCAGGTATGCAATTACTACAAATAGCACAATCGTTCTCAAATGAAATGGCTAATACCCAGGCTAGAATTACGGAAATGAATCAGCGCGTTCTCGCTGGTAGCAGAAATTAATTAACAGGGGATTTATATAATGGCACGCTCAAAAAATACAACATCAGTAAAACTGGCCGAAGATGTTCAACTTGCCGACGATCTACAGGTCAATCTCAACGCTATGACAACACACCGTCTGCAAATCATGGAACAGTTTGGTGATGGTTTGCCGTATGAACGTGATCGCATCGTCCATGAAACCCGTTTCTACATGGCTCAGAGTGCTGAAGCGATGTTAGAAGCTGGGAAGCGCCTCATTATTCTTAAAGAGAATGAACCTCATGGCGAGTTTGTTAACATCGTTAAGGATCAACTCGGTCTGGAACCCCGTATTGCCCAAAAAATGGCACAAGCTGCACTCAAATTTCTTTCACCTGGATTAGAAACAAAAGCGAAAACGTTTTCGCTTTTGGGACGTTCCAAACTGTATGAATTGATGCTTGAAGACGATGATGAACTGTCTGAATTGGCTGAAGGTGGCACTGTAGCTGGTCTGACATTAGATGATATTGATCGCATGTCTGTCCGCGAACTACGTAAAGCCCTGCGTGATACACGTGCTGATCTGGATATTTCACGCCAGACGGTACAAGAAAAAAAGGAACTTGTTAGTAGTTTGATTGAGGAGAAATCTGAAATCCAGCACAAACTTCAGCGCCGAATCAATCATGAAAAACCGGAAGAAGAAGGTGCAGCTTTGACACAAGAGGTTAATTCATTGTCTTTTGCTATTGATGCCGCTATCACCAATCTTTTCAATGGATTTGAAACGCTTAATGACCATACCACACGCACCGATATTAGTCATGTTGGGTTTATGGCAGGCGTACTCGATGACCTTGAAGTCAAAATTCGTAACCTACGTAATCACTTTAATCTGCCTGAGTACAGAGAACACAGCATTGTTCCTGATTGGGCTAAAGAAGGTGCGGAAGCAGAAGAGGAAAGATTCGAACGACCAGAATGGATGGATAAGGAAGAGGCACATGAATAAATCTGAATTGAAAAAAATGCTTGAAAAGAAATTGAAGAAATAAGGGCAATAACATGAATACCACAATGACCGAACGATTAGTTTCTATTGCACAGGCAGCACATAAAGCCGGACATGGCAGTAAAGAAGCAATATATCGGGCGGCTTGTGAAGAGCTTTGTATGTCACGTTCAACATTGATTAAAAAACTTGGTGAAGTTTCTGGCAAAAAGCCACGCAAGAAACGTTCTGATGCAGGTAATAGCGCGCTGACACGTGAAGAAGCAACTCTAATCTCAGGGGTATTGATGGAAGCCACTCGTAATACAGGGAAACGGTTATATAGCTTCGAACAGGCCATTAATGATCTGCGTTCAAATGGCCTGATTAATGCAGGCCATATTGATACTGAAACGGGCGAATTTTCTCCGTTATCCGTTGACGCTATTAGTCGTGCATTGCGCCAGTACAAACTTCATCCTGAACAGTTGAAAGTGCCTGCGCCCAGCCTACAATTGGCTAGCCTGCATCCCAATCATGTCTGGGAATTAGACGCCTCAATTTGTGTACTGTATTACCTAAAAAATCCTAATAAAAACAATAGAAGTGACAGTGGGTTACGCATGATGCCTGTGGCTGAATTTAATAAAAATAAGCCTAAAAATCTAGCTCGTATCATTAATGATCGCGTCTGGTCGTTTGAACTAACAGATCACACAAGTGGCTGGATATATGTTGAATACTTATTTGGCGGTGAAACCAGTCAGAATTTTACTTCTGTATTGATTAACGCAATGCAAGATCGTGGTGATGCAGATGTGTTACACGGTGTACCCCAAATTTTATTTACTGACCCCGGTTCAGCTTTGACAGCACCTACACTACGTAACTTGTGTAAGGCCCTAGGCATTCAAATGATACAACACAAGGCCCGTAACGCCCGTGCTACGGGCTCTGTTGAAAAAGCGCGTGACATCATCGAACGCAATTTCGAATCCGGTTTACGTTTTCGACAGGTTGATGATATTGATGAACTTAACCGTCTGGCACGGCTATGGCGTATGAAATTTAACCGCAGTGCAATACATAGCCGACATGGACAAACCCGTACAGATTGCTGGCTAAAAATCACAGCAGAACAGTTAGTAAAAGCACCTGCCATTAACGTTTGTCGTGAATTGGCAATTGGTGCACCAGAAAGCCGTAAAGTACAGTCAACCTTGAGAGTATCTTTCAGGGGACGTGAGTATGACGTCAGTACCGTTCCTAGCGTGAGTGTTGGTGATTCAATCATGATCACCCGCAATCCGTGGCGTGACGAAGAAGCACAGGTAGTCATTACTGGTGAAGATGGTTTTGATGCTTTCCATCTTGTTAATGAAGTCACTAAAGATGAGTACGGCTTTGCCATCGGCGCACCTGTAATTGGTAGTGAATTCCAAGCCATTCCTCAAACAATTGCACAACGTAATTTAGCCGAAGTTGAACAAAAAATCATGGGGACAAACAGCACGGCTGAAACTGAAATAGCACGTAAATTGAAAACACTTCCCCTCAATGGTCGGTTTGATCCATATTTGGATATTGAACGTAATGATGCGCCAACGTATATGCCAAAACGTGGACAAGCCTCTACGGTACATAGTCCACGAATTGAACAGATTATGAACCCCGTTGATGTTGTCAAAATTTTACGTGAACGGTTCCAATCACATGGTAAGACATGGCGTGGTGAATTTTATCAGCAAATAGTTAAACGCTTTCCTAATGGTGTTCCAACAGATCAAATTGATGAGTTGGTTGATGAATTCATGGGGAAATCAACAACTGTTGCACGCAGTATTGTTAACGGTAATTAGTTTTTCATGGTGTATATTAAGGAAAAGAAAAATGGCAATTAAAGTTCATGATCCACTACTTTCATTGACAATTCAAAATACAACTGAGATTTATTTATAAAAGTGACCCAATTTATTTTCGTGAAACTCATTATAACGTAGGAAGTATATAGGATATTTTGCCAGGGAGTGATGTTGCTATCTCTTATTATCAATGGCATATGCAGAAATAAAGATAGCCGCTTAACGGGGGATTATTATGCTGGTGTTTAAACAGCAATTACAGGCACATCAGTTAACGCAAAGTGCAGCCGCAAGTGCGGCAGGAATTTCAGCGGCGGCGTTGGCTCAAATTGTTAACCACAATATATGGCCACGACAGAACGCAGATGCAATTCGTCAGCGTATTACTGATTTCTTGGCAAAAAGAGGTATCGATACCGCAAAAAGTTTTGAGGTGGTACAAACAACCGATAAATCAGATACCGATAATAAAAATACAACCCTCATTTCTGAGGAGGAATACATGTTACTAAAAAAACAAGTGTTATTTCCAGCTACGAAAAAGCACTTTGGTTTATTTCGTGATCCATTTGAAGATAGCGCAATTCAAAGTGCTGAAGATGTTTTTGTGACTCCAGATAGCCGTTATGTACGGGAAGCCATGTATCAAACAGCCCGCTATGGTCTGAGGAATCCCCACAAATCAGCGCTAATAAATCAAAACCATATTTTGGTAGATTTTGGCGAGGTGCTTGAGTGTTTTATTAAGCACTATTTCAAATAATATTAGCGGAGAATGGCGTAATACATTCTCCGCTAATGTTAGGTGAGAGATGACTCTTCTTGATTTGATACTATTTGCCTGATAATTAAGGTGTATTCCTTTATTTTCGGCATAAAAACCAATCAGCC